AACTAGCAGACAACTACTCGGAAGAGTTATGGGAGGATCGGCACAGTAGGCGTGGATTGTATTGGATGATCGAGGCCGCCCGTGAATCGGACGAGGACGAAGAGGACGAGGATGCGTGAGCGTATTCTTACCCGTGATGAAGCCCTGCGTGGATGGGACAGGTTTTGGTCTAAGAATCAGGTCAAAGAGTTTTTACGCACTGCGGATGGGAAGTATGCCCGTGATAAGGAGGGTAACCTGGTCGCGATCCGCACAGATGAGAAGCGTAGGTTACCGCAAAGGAAGTTTGATTTCAGAAGGGTTGATTATGGAAGCGCCAAGTAGGAAGGTTGTGCATGAGGTAAAGGCTTTGCTTCATCGATGGAGTGAGGAGAGTGACCTGGAGGATGATGAGTTACTTCAGTGCATAAAGGATGGGGTGAATGAGTATTTCGATGAGGATGTTGTGGAGTTTGAGAGTGATATTGATTTGGAGGATGATGAATGAATATCTACCGCTCAACAGGAAAGAAGGTGGAGAGTTGGCCCCAATGGGTGAAGAGGTTGTACACTGAGTTGGACAGGAAGAATGCGGAGATTGAGCGTTTGAAAGCGAAGATAGACAGTCTTGAGCAGGAGAGTTTTGAGTTAAAGAAGCGAAGTTGTGATTTATGGAGTGAGGTGATGGAGACCAAGGCGAGCTATGAGCAATGAATATCCCGCCGGGTTGGAACCCGATTTATTGGAAAAAGTACGGGCGAGCGATACCGAGTTGCGTACCTCAATATGTACCGTGCGACTTGAGAAAGTTGGGGCCAACCCCGTCGAAATTCGACCAAGAGACGTTGGAACGGATACGCAGGGATGGAGCGTCGGGGAAAAAGAAATCCCGGTCGAAACGCTCGAAACGGCAATCATAGTGGGCATGGAGATGCAGGCTAGGGGATGAGATTTTTAACTTCAAATACTACAAATACCTACAAATGAAGCATGTTTTGTCATTGGGTGCAGGTGTGCAATCTAGTGTTCTAGCGCTAATGGCGGCTCAAGAGGAGATAACTCCAATGCCTGACTTTGCTGTCTTCGCAGATACGCAAGCTGAACCTCCTGAAGTATATGATTGGTTGCATTGGTTGGAATCTAAGTTACCTTTTCCTATTCATAAAGTGAGTAAGGGAGATCTCACTAAAGAAAGCTTAAGGATTAAGCTGAGAAAGTCCGACGGTGGAGAGAGGGTAAACAACCTGATTCCTTTTTTTGGACTCATGCCAAACGGTAAAAAAGTTGCGGCAATAGGCAGAAAATGTACCAACGATTACAAGATACTTCCTATCCTCAAAAAAATTAAGCAAGAGGTTGGGGTAAAGCGAGGTGAGAAGACTCCCAAGGTTGTTCAGTGGATAGGTATATCTTGGGATGAAGTGCAAAGAATGAAAGAATCACGCTTCCCTTGGATAAAGCATAGATTTCCGCTGATAGAAACTCAAACTAAACGACATGAGTGTATTGCTTGGATGAAAAAACATGGTTATCCGGAACCTCCTCGGTCAGCTTGTTATTACTGCCCTTTTCATAGCAATGATGAATGGAGAAAGCTAAGGGACTCTAGTCCTGAACTTTTCCAAAAAGCAATTGATTTTGATAAGGATTTAAGGTCAGTGCATAAGAATCATAACAAGCGTATGAAAATGGAGGTTTTCCTTCACGATTCTTGCGAACCGCTTGATGAGATCGACTTTGATTCAGACGAGGATAAAGGCCAACTCACATGGGATTTCATGGCAGAGTGCGAAGGGATGTGTGGGGTATGATTCGTCCAAGATACGAGACTTCTGAGCATTTAGCTAATGAGCAAAGGGTTGCTGATTTTTTGAGTGAGGCATGGAATTGCGAGTTTATTAAACTGAACCCGGTCAAGTGGAAGGTTGATTTTTTGGTTCGTAGCCTTGGGTTTGAGGAGAAGTTTAGTTGGGCGGAAGTGAAGTGTTTAAATATGAACTTTGGACGCTTTCCGTTTATGATCAGTTACAAGAAGATTGAGGCGGCCAAGCAGTTGCATGATACTTCGGGCAAGAAGTTCCTGCTTATCTTTCGATGCTTGGATGATTTGTGCTATCATGTTTGGGATTTTAACAGGGAGTATAAGTTTGAGTATTCAGGCAGAACCACGGCCACACGGGACAGTCAGGATGTAGAACCAATCTTCCGGGTCTACCCCGATCAGTGCGTCAAGGTGAAGGGGTTTTGGGGATGACCGATGAGGAGATCATGGAGCAAGCGTTGGAACGCTTTGCGAAGGAAGCCCGCGAGAAGTTTATGGCGGGTATTCGGGAGCATAATCCCGATGGGAGCAGGGGCTTATCACGCATGACCTTGGAGCAGAAGCTACGCAGTTGCCGCGAAGAGGTCATGGATTTGTGGTTTTATTTAAATGCGATGGAGGAGAAATGCCGAAGATAACCTACGCAGATGAGATTGACGCACACTTTGGTATTCCCTGGACCGATGATTTAAAGTACGAGAAGGGCGAGCTTGCCTGTGCGTTGAGTGAGGGAGAGATTGACGCACTACCGCAGGAACGGGCGGAGATTCTGAGCCGCTTAATGGTTGATCAACCCAACAGCGAGAAGGAGGATCCGATTAAGTGGGGATGGACATTACCGGGTTGGCGTAGGGTGATGAACAGGTGGGACAAGGATAAGATTCATGTGATACTTGGCGGGAACCGAAGTTCGAAGACTATGTTTGCATCACGCATGATTGTACACTTGGCACAGCAGATCCCTGAAGCTGAGATTCGCAGTATGCATGTAACTGAGGAGCGGAGTATTCAGGATGCGCAGAAGACGGTGTATCAGAATCTTCCTATGCGATACAAGCGAACCAAGAAGAAGAGTGAGACCCATTCCTTGCAATATTCTCAGAAGAACGGATTTAACTCTGCCAAAGCGATATTACCACCCACTCAACCTGGTGCGGAACGGGGATCAACGATTTACTTTAATAATTACCGTCAATATATGGCAGACCCGCAGATATTCGAGGGTTGGTCCGCACATTGTATTCACCTCGATGAGGAAGTTCCTGAAGCGATATTTAATACTTTGCTCGGTCGAACGGTTGATTTTCATGGTCGTTTGCTCCTGACCTTCACAACTTTGCAGGGTTGGACACCATTAATTAATAGCTTATTGAAGGGCGCGGAGACTGTGGAGAAGAGATACAGTAACCTTCTTGGACGGGATTTACCTATTGAACAGGTCTCTGCCAATTGGCCTGATTGCCGCATTCATTACTTTTGGTCTGAAGACAGTCCGTTCATTGATGGTAAGGAATTAGTACGCACTTATTCGAAGCAACCCTTAGAGGTTAAGCTTGCCCGGTTGTACGGCATTCCGAGCAAAGCAGTTGAAGGCAGGTTCCCCAAATTCAACAGAGAGGTAAATGTAATCCCGCATGAGAAGATCCCCTTTATTCAGGATGATTCGATACCTGTCACCCGTTACTTCGTTGCTGATCCTGGCGGCTCAAAACCGTGGGTCTGCATTTGGGCGGGAGTTATGCGGGACGGGAGTATTTATATATACCGCGAGTTCCCTGACTCCACGATGGGCCAATGGGCCTTGCCCCATGTTAATGGGGTAGGGAAGAGCGTGGGTAAACCTGGCCCTGCCCAAAGGCCACTCGGTTGGGGATACACCGATTATAAGAATCACTTCGAGGATTTGGAGAATGAGGAGGAGATATTTGAGCGCATTGTTGACCCGCGCATGGGTGCGGCCACAGTCAGGGAGAAGGAGGGGGAGAGTAATATTATTACGACTATGGCAAACTTGGGCTTTGTCATGCGACCCGCACCTGGCGTGGAGATCGAGTCAGGGATTGCGAAGATCAATGATGCGTTATCGTGGAACGATACCGAGGATATGACGGACGAGAATAAGCCAAAACTGTATATCTCAGACCAATGCGATAACACAATTACCTCGATGCTTGAGTATACGGGTCAGTCCCGCGCTGAACACTTTAAGGACCAAATTGACTGCATCCGATACCTTATGGTCAGTGGTGCGGATCACATCACTCCCGGCTCAATGGTGGCCACAGGTGGTGGCGGATATTGAATCCGTTTGACTAGTCAACTACAAAAGGCTATAATTTGCTACTGCATATGCAAAGTGCCTCTGATCCTGAATTATTGTATGTTTCCAAGGAACCTGATATTGGATACTTGCAGGAAACTTACCGCCGCACCCAAAGCGACTTGGGTGAGTGGATGGATCGTAGGCAACGCGATTATGACACTCGGAACTGCTTATGGAATGGTAAGAGTGATGACTATAAGAAGCACGGCAGTCTGAGTGAGACGGGAGAGGTTTTCCCTTGGGATGGAGCCTCAGATCAGGAAGTCCGCATGGTGGATGAGACTATCAATTGCTTAGTTTCCATGTCACTCAATGCAATCCGCCGCGCTCACATTGTGGCCACACCTGTGGAATCCGATGATATTGAGCGATCCAATGTGATCAGTAACTTCATGCGTTGGATGCTGAACACGAAGATGACTGAGTTCTATGATGAAGTGGAACTTGGATTGAATCACTTTTACGAGAAGGGCATGATGGTTCACTATTGCTATTGGGATTCTCAGGATCTCAAACAACAGCAATCCATTCAGCTTGATCAGATTGCTCAAGCCCTTCCGCAGATTGCCACCGCTATTCAGGACGGGAGCATGGACAACGAGTTAGCCGCCGCCCTGAATCAACAGTTTAAGGTATCCAAGGCCAAGGCTCGCGGAATGCTCAGGGAATTACGCCAGGACGGTGAGACCACTGTACCCGTAACCCGCAGAGTAATTAATCAACCCCGCATCAAAGCACTTGCCCCTGATGAGGATGTATTTTGGCCATCCTATGCGATTGATCCGCAGGAAGCACCTTATGTTTTTCATGTCATTAATATGACCCCTGAACAACTTCGTGCGAAGATAAATACCGAAGGATGGGATGAGGAGTTTGTTGATAAAGCCATTGAGCTTGCCAATCGCGGAGATGTGGACACTGCGATCAATAATATGCGTTTGCAGGAGGAAGTAATCCGCAATGATGATGAGACCATCCGCGTAATCTATTGCTATCAGCGTTTACTCGACGAAATGGACATTCCCGGTATATTCTGTACAATCCTTTGCAGTGATGTGCCTGATGTTTATGCCAAGCATCAACTCTTGGACTATGGGCATGGTAAGTATCCTTTCGTTGTATCCACATATGAGAAAACAAGTAAGCGCCTCTACCACTCCCGCTCGGTTGCCGAGCTTGGTGAGGGGCCGCAAAACATTTTAAAGATTGAAGAGGATGCCTCGATTGATAGGCAAAGCCTTGCCACACTTCCTCCACTTCTCGTGCCATTTGGAAGGAGTCCAACACGATGGGGTCCGGGGGTGCGGGTTCCGTATCGCACTCCAGGTGAGTACCGATTTGCGGATACGCCAAGATTCGATGGCGGATCGGTTCAGGTTCGTCAATATGTCAAAGAACAATTTGACCGATTGATTGGCAGAAACGCACCAGGCGTTGATCCCGTTGAGGCTCAGATGAAGCAACAGCGGAACATCGATAAAGTCTTTCAGCATCTTAAGCATTTATTTGATCAGATTTATACGCTCTACCAACAGTATGGTCCTGACGCAGAGTTCTTCCGGGTGACCGGAATGCGGGACATGCAGAAGTTTTCCAAGGGTGCGGCGAATGAACGCTTTGA